ACGATGAATACAACCAGTGGGCAAAACTTCAAGCACAGATAAAGGCGGAAGGACACGATGAGCGAGACCTTAAAAAAATACGCAGAGACAGCAAAGCGGCTGGCATACTTGCAGCACAGGAGCAAGTTGCTCAAGACCTCGCTGAATGGAGTCCGCAAAGCCCGGCAAGCCTTGCAGCCCAACAACAGCGAGACAAAGAACTTGCCAAAGAATGGGAGCGAGAACGAGCCGAAGAAGAAGCCGCCCGAAAGCACGACCCCAAAACCAACACCCCCGACGATCTAAGCTTTGACTTTGGGTTCAATGAAGAACCACCCAAAAAAACTAAGCCCAAAAGTTAAGCCCCTCTCAATTTGACTTTGCCCCCCTGCATTTCGCATACTCTGCGCCATGCTGATTAAGTTAATCAAAAAAATCTGGTTTACCGAAGCCAAGCTTTCTTTCGAACCGCTTAAAGTGGATCGTAAAAAGTGCTTGATTTACGGTGTTAAAATCATTGGTTTTGATTCTGACAACGGCCGCAAATACCTTCCAGAAGCTTTGAAAAAAGCCCTGCCACTTTATGAAGGCATCAAAGTTAATGTGGATCATCCCGACGATCCAAGCGATACCCGTTCAGCCTATGACCGATGCGGCAAATTAATCAATGTTCGCTTTATCGAAGGCAAAGGCCTGTTCGGTGACCTTTGGCTAAACCCCGGTCATCGCATATTTGAAAGCGTATTCAGCGCAGCAGAACAAATGCCAGATTTATTTGGCTTGTCACACAACGCACAAGGCGAAGGCGAAAAGGAAGGCGGTATTTTTATCGTTTCCAAAATCACCGAAGTACGCCATGTAGACCTAGTCGCAGACCCAGCAACCACATCATCCTTATCGGAGGCAAAGAAAATGCAGAAGTCGAATCGCATGAAAGAAGAAGACGAAAAAGAAAAAGACGAAAAGCCAGTGGAAGAATACGACGAGCCAACCAAGGAAGGCGAAGACGATGAAAAAGACGATCTAGCTTCCAAGGTAATGGATGCGCTCAAAGAAGCTGACGATAGCGACGAAGAAAAGGCGCAAAAGATCGTTGACCTTGTTAAAGAAGCCCTTGAAGAAGCTGACGGCGAAGAAGATACCACCGAAGCTGAAGGCGATGAAGACAAGGACGAAGAAAAAGACACCACCGAAGCCGAAGAAGAAGATACCGAAGAAGAAGATACCGAAGAATCTTCCCGTCATCGCAAATCTTCCAAGCTTGAACAACTCCAAGAAGAAGTCCGAAGTATTAAAAAGGAAGCGTTCATTCGCCGCCTTTGTGAGTCTGAAGGCTTGCCTGCAACCAAGCAGTTAATTGAAGACTTTAAACCGTTGAAAAAGACTGCCATCTTGCGCCATGCTAAGCGATTAGCCTTGGCACACAAGCAAACCAAACCTCGTAGCGGTGTACCCGTTACCGAAGCAAAACAAGCCCGCATTCCAGCAGGGCAAGACCTCTACAATTGGCTACAAAACTAAGGAGAAGAAACAATGTCTAGCACTTTTGGCGGTTCAAGATTTGTGAAGCCGGTTGACTTTCGCTTGGTCAGATACCCCGCACCAGCAAGCACCGTAATTTCAATTGGTGACTTCCTTTATTGGGATGCAACCAATTCAGTTGTTAAACCGTTATCCGCATATGTTGGCAGCGGCGTAGCGGGAACCGATCATACCGACCTAGCAGCTTTGTTTGTGGGTGTTGCCGTTCAAGCAAGGCTTGCGCAGCAAATCACAGCAGGCGAAATCGAAGTTGTAACCGAGTGCATTTATGAAGCCGATTGCGCTTCTGCAAGCACTTATCTGCCCGGCGATATGGTTTCCGTGGTTTCTTCTGGTGCAGCAGCAGCAGGGGCAATCAGCGATCAAGCAGTTGTTGAAACTGCAACCGATTCCAAGGCCATCGGCTTGGTTACCAAATACACAGCCGGAAACATTACAAAAGTAACGGTTCGGCTTATTGGCTTAGCCTCAAGAAACAAAATATAACCCTTTAAAGGAGGACGCAATGTCCAGAATTAATTCGCTGAAGGTTAAAGAACTATACGAATCCCGCAAGCACTCCGCAGGGGGCAAGCTGGCGTTCCTTAACGATATCAAACATGGCCTTGGCCTTTCGGACAAGTCCGGTTCCCCTAATCGTGACCATGCAGGCAATGCAACCCTACGGGAAGCACGATTGAAGCCCGAGCAATTCAGTATTCAAGAACTTGCTGAAGGTATTATCGGCAGTTCGTGGCGCAATTATTTTGACCCTGCAAACGGTGGGGCAATGGCACGGCATACCGTAGCACGAAGCCTTGTCGAGCAAGGGTTTCCAAACGATTCTAGGGCGTTATTAGAGGCTACCGGCACCGGTATTGACCCTACAGCCTTCGCAAATATTAATGCGTTTACCGCAGTCGTTGGCGGCTTAATTGAAGTGAAAATTTTGGAGGCTTTTCAAAATCCAGCTTTGATTGCAGATCAGTTAATGCCCTCTGAAGCGACTAAATTAAACGGTCAAAAAGTGATTGGCGTTAACCGTTTGGGAGACAAAGGCAAGAAGCGAAATCCCGGCGAGCCACACCAGCGGGCGCAGTTCAACGAGCGTTGGATTGAAACCCCAGAGACAAGGGAAAATGCACTCGCAGTTGATATCTTGAAAGAGACTATTTTCTTTGATCTTACCGGCGACCTGTTAAATGTTGCAGGCAGCGTTGGTGAAGAATTGGCATACCGAAAAGAGCTTGAAGTTATTGACACCATCCTTGGTGTAAACAATTCCTTCAAATATAACGGAACCGCCTACAACACCTACCAGACTTCCAAAACATTGGGCTATATTAATGATCATAGCAATGTGCTGGAAGATCACTTGGCAATCAATAAAGCCATTGGGCGGTTTACAAAAATGGAAGACCCGGGTTCTGGCAAACGCATTTTGATTATGCCCGACACCATTTTGGTTAACCCTGCAAGGCTTACTAATGCGCAACTAATCTTGGGCGCAAACATGACGGAAAACAGAATTGCAACGGGTGCTACTCAAGCTACCGCAAGCAACCTGTCGATTCGTCAAACCCCCGGCAATCCTTACACCGGACAATTCAAATTGCTTTCCAGTCCATTGATTGAAATGCGCTGCACCGATGCGGATGGCCTTAATCTTTCGCAAGCCAATGCGGATGAATATTGGTGGATCATGCAGGCTGGTAAGTCCTTCAAATATATGCAGAACTACCCTTTAAATGTCCAACAAGCGGCCCCTAACCAATACGAAATGTTGGATAAAGGTATTGTTGCTTCCTACTTTGCCAACGAGCGTGGCATACCTTCCGTATGGTCACCTTGGCACACCGTTCGCAACAAAGCTTAATTAGGGGTTGAAGATGAAAAAGGGAGTAGCAGAAAGTTTACAAGTTTGGGAAGTTCGGGTTGCCGGTCTTCCCAAATTACTTATCGAATCAATCAGTAAGGCAGGGGCCGAAGCAATCTACAAAGAGCGTTTCCACTTGCGTTCTGAAGTCACTTTCTCGGAGGTGGTACATTGTCAACCGCTACCGAACGAATCAAAACAGCGATAGACCAAGTAAGCCAGCGCATCGTGGAGGTAACCGCCACCTACAAGCCCACCTACAGCGTGGACGGCGAAAGCTACAGCCATGAAAGCTACCTTACAAGTCTTACCGCTTCCCTAGTGGCATTGCAAACTTCATTGCAAGTATTGCAAGGCCCGTACCAAAAAATAACAAGGATGAGAACATGAGATTTGCCAAGATTGATATCAGTGCAAGCGGCGATTCAACCATTGTTGCAGCCGTAGACGGTTTAAAAATCAGAGTGATTACCTATGTTGTGGCTAGCGATATCAACACCAAGCTGAAATTCAAAAGCTCAAGCACCGACCTTACTGGCCCGATGTCCGTGGGGGCGTACTCCAACATTTACAACGGCAATACCGACTTGATGCCGGGGGGCTTGATTGGGGTTTTAGAAACCCAACCGGGCGAAGCTTTGATACTGAATAGCACCGTTGCCGCCGCTGTGGGCGGGCATATTGTCTATAAGGAAGTTTAACTTTGAATACTAGCCAAGAATATCTGGCGTGGGATAACCGGGAGGCGGTTACATACACCGTCTACGGCCTTACGCTGCATACTTCTGGCTATGTTGAAAGCTACACTGGTATTACCGCCAAGCGGCGTTCAATCAGCAATCGTGATGTACCTAGCCAGCGCACAGGGATATTTACTGCCGACGATTTGGTATGGTTATTGCCTGCCGCCGTTGTGCCAGTAGGGGTAAGACCAAACCCCAACGATTATCTTACCGATGCAGCGGGGCGAATATGGACGGTGTTAGAAACTCAATTAAACAATCTCCAATCCACTTGGAGACTTGTCACACGAAATCTAGTTCTTGCGGAGGCTCTCAAGCAGGTGTGCAACCTCTACAGACCGTCCAACAGCAAGGATGCTGCGGGTGGAAGGGTCGCTAGCGATTACACTTTGATACTGGGTTTAGTTCCCTGTCGTATACAGGAAACAGGCACGGAAGCCACAGACATTTTAGGAAAAAAGCAAGTCAAAACCCGGTACGAGTGTCATTGCGGTTTCCGTTTGAACTGGAAGTCTACAGATCGAATTATTGATGGGGCGGGCTTGGTTTATCAGATCGTTAGCGGGGCAGCCCCCGATGTTATGGACACCCTACAAGTTTTAACGCTTGAAAGGATTCTATAATGCCATCGATTTATAACAGTAATGCAAGCGCAGTCATGGGGGAAGCCAGAAAACAACTGGCGCAAAACCTCATGCGGGCCGCTTTGTTTTTAGAGCAGCAGTTAATGGCCAAACTGGGGGAACGAACCCCCGCAACCAAAGATGTAAAGGTTGCAGGCAAATCAAGGCGTGTTTATGTTGGCCCATTTTCACAGCCCGGCGAATACCCGATGAAGCGAACTGGCTTTTTGCAAGCTTCCATTAGGCACGAACCGACCAAGTTATCTGAAGTTGAAACAACCATGCGAATCAAAGTGGGTTACCGAAGTGAAGCGGCTTACGGGGCGATTCTTGAAGTAGCAAAAGATCGTCTAGGGTTGAAGCAAACCTTGGCCGATAATGCAAGCTTTTTGAAACAGCTTGCAGATGCTTCCGTAAATATGGGGCCATCGTAATGAATACACTCAGCTACGATATTCTTGAAGCCATTCAAACCAGATGGACAGCTATTACGGTAAGCGCAACGCTTGTTCCCGGTGGCCTTTGGTACGCAAGGGTTCCACAAGATACTGCGATACCCTATGGCATTGTAACCGTTGAAGATGGCAAGAAAACTTTTACGACTAACGGTCATTTTATCCAGAATTTTGTCTTCCAAGTGGCGATTTACAGTGCAGGTGGCCCCGGTTCAACCAGTGCAAAATTGGTAGCGGGATTACTTAGCAATGTTTTTGACTTCATGGAAAAGACAACGACCTTACCTGCGGGAAGATTGATATGTTTTCAGCCTAGCAGCAACACCGTGGAATTAGACCCGGGCTTGCGAAACGCTGAAGATGTACTAATCACCAAGGCATCGTTTGATGTGGTTGCCAGTGGAGCAAACACAATATGAGCGAATACAAATTTACCGTGGTTGTAATGGTTGAGCAGTTGAAGCCTGCAAGCACCAGCACCAAGGAAACGAATCAACCGTGGTTGGTAACGGCTGCGGCGAAGGAGTTATTAATGCGACGCAATGTGCGAAGCAAAGGGAACGGAAAGAAATCTAAATAAGGGGGCAATCATGCCAACTCAAGCAACGCCAATTTTTGCAAAGGGTATCGGGGGTAAGGTTACTGTTTTTGCTGCGCCTACCATTACGGGAGGTGTTCAGACACTAGGAACTACCGGTGAAAAAGAGTACGCCATTTTGGATTGGAACTTCACCAAAACATCAACATTGGTTGAAACCACCAACAGCGGAAGCAAGGGCTTTGAAGAATATCTTCCAACTAAAACTGGGGGCGCAGGCTCGTTTAATGCAATCTGGGATTCTGTAAACATCCCCGATTCTTCATTTACAGACAATAATGGAGCCACAATTGATTACAACTTTGGGCCGGATAAAGCGGGTCAGCTTGAAGTTGGTGCGTTAGTTACTTTAAAGCTTACCCTTGGGGACAGCGGTAAATTTTACACCTTTGGCGCACGAATTGAATCATTGGCCGTAACGGTTAACGCCGTGGCCGATGTGGTTAAATTTGCCTGTACGTTTAAATCGTCTGGCGTGATTACCGACCCCGTACAATCAGCGTAATAACGCAAGGGAGTATTTATTTATGTTGAGTAATGAAGGCGATTTCAATGCGTCAGTAGCAGCGGGCAAGGGTTCAGTTGTAATTGCTGGCAAGACCTTTCTGATTGACCCTATCAGCGATCAGATTACCGGAACGCTGCACAATTATTTTAGGCGCACTATGAAGACCCCGCTGGCTGCAATTGCGGACAGCCTCAAAGGGTTGCCAGAAGACTTGCAAAAATTTGCAATAGCCGAAGCGGTGAAGATGCAAGCCAACGGCGGGGCAGAAGGAAACGGGGCTTTTTATCGTGATGCTATGTTATCCGATGCGGGCTGCGCTTTCTTGTTTTGGTTGTTAGCTAAAAAGAATCATCCAGAGCTTACGCACGAAGCCTGCATTGCCTTGGTTAAGCAAGCAACGCCCGAGGTTGTTATGGGCGATCTTGCAACGGCTTCGGGCCTAGTTCAACTGGGCGGTGATTCGGGAAACTAGATTGGCCGTCCTTTTTGGTGGGCTGGTGCGAACAGGATCGGCCGAAATGGTATCGAGATGTGATGGAAAAATCGGAGGGCCGATACAGCCTGCAACAGCTTTCTGAAATGTCTTTACCGCAGTTAGCTGCGCTGGAACATTACCGCAAGGAACTGAGCTTTGCAGAGGCGATAAAACTCATTCAAAGTAGGAAGGCGAACCGTGGGAAAACTGGCTGAAAGCTATATTGAGTTCGTCGCCAAAGGCTTGGAAGAAACCGAGTCCGCAATCAAGGGCGTTGAAGGGCAAAGCAAAACTGCGCACAAGGCAACGGCAGTCCTAGCCGAGTCATTCAAGAATTATGGGCAGCGCAACCGGGAAGCGTTGCAGTCAACCACCTTGCAGGCAACGGCTTTAAAAAGCCTGTCGGGCCAAGCGAAGGCAATGATGCTTTCGTCTATCGGGCTGGAAGTCCAAACCCAAAAGCTAATCACGCTGGAAAAGTCGCTTGAAAATTCCTTGCTAAAAACTAGCGAGGGGTTCCGGTTTAGCGCATTAGAAATCCAAAGGACAACCCAAAAGCAAAAGTTATTTGCCGCTGAGAATCAAGCCATTGTGGCGAAGATGATGGCAACCGATAAGGCTTGTATTGCGTTAACGGCTGCGGAAATGGGGGTTGCAAAATCAACGGAGCAGGCGGCAAAGACTTTAGGGCTTAACGCACAGGCATTACGGTTGAAGACCGGCGAAACTGAAAAAGCATTGCAAGCCGACATGAAACTTCAAGGGCAAGAATTGGCTTTAATAACGGCAGAAAAGTCGCTTGAAAATTCCCTGCTGAAAACTAATGCCAGCTTTCAAAAGCAGGCTTTAGCGATTGCTAATTCAGCGGGCAAGCAAAAGCTATTTGCCGCCGAGAATCAAGCACTAGTAGCCAAGATGCAAGCGGTTGATAAAGAGGCAATCAAGTTAGCAGCCACGGAAGTTGGCGCAGCCAAGGCAACGGATATTGCCACTAGAAGCTTATCGCTAAACGCTGCACAATCACAAGTGGCATCCGGTGCAACCAAGGCATTAATGCAAGAGGAAATGCGGCTTAAGGAGAGCGAGGCCAAGCTATCGGAGGGCCAAAAAAGTCTTGAAAGTTTACTGCTAAAAACGGATAAAGCGTTCAGAACTTCCGCAAATAATATTGCAAACTTGGCCAGCAAAGAAAAGTTACTTGGGGCCGAGAGCCAATTGCTGGTAGCGAAGATGCAGGCAACCGATAAGGAGGCAGTCAAACTTGCGGCCGCTGAAATGAAGGCGAGCCAAGCCACGGATATCGCAACTAAAAAATTACAACTTGAAGCACGGCAGTTAAATTTAAGCACTGGGGCTTTTAAAGAGACAACCAAGGCAGCGGCGGCACTGGCGGCAATGGAAGAAAAAATAGCAGCTAAAGAAATGAAGGTTGTCAGCAAGGTTTCAAAGCCAGCGGCTAAAGAAGAAAAAGCAAGCAAAGAATTGGCCCCGGTAGTTAAAGGCGGTAAGACCGAAATAAAAGTTGATACAAAAAGCCTGCCAGCAGCGGAAAAAGGTATTGCGGCTATTACCGGGAAGCTACAAAAAATGCAGGTGGTGGCCCTTGTCGTAGGCGGAGCAATTGGTGGAGCAGTTGGAACACTTACCCGGGCGGCTTCCGCTGGAACCGTTGAAGGGGAACAGTTGGCCAAGTCGTATGAGTATGCGGGCCGTGTGGTGGGTGATATGTTTGCGCCCTATGTCAGACTTGCGACAGACTTGGTAAACAGGTTTACAGCCTACTTTAAAACGCTATCGGCATCAACCAAGGCGAGCATTGCAAACTGGGCAATGGTAACGGCTGCGGTTGCGGCTTTTGCTGCGTTGATACCAACCCTACTTGCGGGCGTTGCTGCGCTATCGGGGGCGGTCTTTGCATTGTTATCCCCTATCGGATTGGCCGGGGCTGCAATCGTGGCAATGGCGGGATACTTTGCAGGGGTGTTTGATGCAACCAAGTCGTGGGAAGAAGTGCTTGCAAGCTTTATTGAATTCTTTTTGGACGCTTGGACAAGGGCGGGGGATGCGTTTGACAAGTTCTGCGGGGGCGTAGTTTCCCAATACGATTCAACCGTTAAGCCAATGCTTGAAGGTATGGAAGAAAGTTGGAACTCGGTTAGCGAATCCATTGGCGGGGTTGTCGATTATCTTGCCGAATCAATAGCCAGCTTTTTTGGTACGAGCGTTGAGGATGCTTCAAGCTTCGAGGGGGTCATGTCTACCGTTGTGGAAGCATGGCTTGATTTGCAAACAGCGGCAGATGCGGTGATTAGTGCGCTTTCCGATGGCTTCATGTGGATATACGAGAAGGCCGTTAAGCCAACGATTTCATTCATCCTTGACGCTTTCAAATTAGTTTGGGGTTATGTCAAGGAGGTTGCCGACGGCATCTTTGGCGCATTTGAGGATGCTACCGGGGGTATTATTTCAAGCGTTGGCGGGGCGATCAAATTTATGTTTTCAAGCTGGAAAAATTTTACCTCAGTTGTTGTAAGCCTTATTTTTACCATTGCTGAAAAGTTTGCCGAAATTGTTAATACGATATCGGCCCTTTGGTGGGGGATGATCAACAAGCTTGCAAAAGCGGCGGCGTGGATCATGGAAAAGATGGGGCTAATCAGTAAAGATACAGCCGACAAAATGAGGCAGGCGGGCAAGGGCGATACCGATATATTTGATACCGCTGCAATGCGCAAGAAGATGGATAGCTACCTTGACGGAATGCAAGTTGGCATGGAAGAAAACAAAAAGAAAGCGAAGGAAGTAGGCGCAGCGATTAGCGACTTTGTTAACCCGCCCGTAGGAAATGAACTAGGAAAAAGGCTTGAAGAAAATACCGAGCGGGCAAAGAAAATGGCTCGGGCAATAGTTGGCACGATTAAGGGCGGATTGGAAAAGCCGGGTGGGTTTCAGATTAAGGCAAATGTTTCAATGGAGGGCTTGGGGGCAACCTTTGACCGTCTTCAATTGGCGTTTGCTAACAATGTTGGCCCTAACATCGACAAAGCGCAATTAGGGGAAATGAAGGGCATTAACGCAAATATGCAAATAGCGGCTGCGGCGTTAGTTACCATCAAAGACAAAGTACCGGCGGTGAGGTAAAATAATGCCAGTAATTACAAACTGCACAATTAAAGAAATATCAAGGAAAGCAACTTACAGCCGTGACGGTTTAACGGTTACCCGAGTGCTTGATGTTTATCCTTTCAAACAGGCTGCGCCATTAGCGTATGAAATGCTAGGGGGGCCAAGGTATGTGAATGGAAGAATCTGGCGCAGGTTGCCAGAGCGTGACCCGTGGCTACCACAATGCTTTGTCGAAAACATTGACAGCGAGGGCATGGGAAGATTTTACGGCTTTGATGGTTCGGCTTATACGCCAACTGCGGTGCTTAGCAATTTAGCGGAGTACGATTTCGCCCGCCTAACAGTTACCTACAAGACACCGGAACGGGCAACGCCGGAAGAAAAAGAAGCGGCCGCTGAAGATGAAGGCGACGAAAAAAGCGAAATTGAATTGGCCTCCCAAACCTTTGACTTTTCTGCCCAGTCGCTAACCCTTCCACTATCCCAACTCAAGTTCAAGTATGGGGCCGCTGGTGGTACGAGCATGATCCAAGGGGTGAACGGTACGAAGGTCATGCCCCGCATTGACTACGCTTTGCAGCGGCACGAAGTGGCCCGCAGACCGTTGGTTGCAATCACCAGTTTGCTAGGCAGAATCAATAAGAACGCTTTCAACTTGGGCGTTGCAATTTGGCCCGCCGAAACCTTGCGATTCGAGGGGGCAAATATATCCCAAAAAGTAACCTCGGATGGGTTCAAGTTTTTTGATATCAATTACAAATTTTGCATTCAACCGGTTTACGATCTTTGTGCAACCTCAACCGAGGTGGTTGATAGTGCGGGCAAAATAATAACCGCTTCAACTACAGCCATGAAATTCGTGGGATGGAACAGGATTTACCGGCCCGATAGAGGGTACTGGGATACGCTCTCCGAGGTCAAAACCCCAACCCGTGGCATTTACAATTACGATACCGATGTTGTCCAAGCGGCTGCTACCGGCTTCAATCTTCTCTTCAATCCGAGGGCTACTTAATGGCAGCGGGAACTTATAATTTTGCAGCCGAACAGGGCGCAACGATGGAAAGGATCATCACCTACAAAGACAGCGCAGGGGCGTTAGTCAACCTAACCAGCTACACGGCACGAATGCAAATAAGGGTAGCGGTTGAAACTGCTACTTTTATTTTGGAGCTTACCACCGCTAATGGCGGCATTACTCTAGGCGGGGCTTTGGGAACGATTAGCCTATTGGTTTCGGCTGCGGTGATGAGTTCTATCGCTGCGGCAACCTATGTTTACGACCTTGAAATTGTGTCACCTAGTGGGAAGGTCACCCGACTTATTGAAGGCAAATTTGCCGTGAAAGCGGAGGTAACACGATGACCCTAGAAATCATTGACCCTAATGCAGCGGTAGACATTGTCGCAGGCTACAGTGTTTACGTTGAATCGTCTAGCGGAGCGGTAACGGTCACGGATGACAGCGGGGCTATAACGGTTACGGACACCGTTAGCAATGTTGCCATTGTCGGCGAAAGCACCTTGGTTAGTGTTACGAATTCAGAAGTAGCGGTCGAGATTTCAACGGTTGGAATTCAAGGCGGGCAAGGTATTCAAGGTATTCAAGGGAACCCCGGTGGCCCCGTTGCATACCTAGACGATTTAACCGATGTGGCAATAACAAGTTTGCAGGCCGACAATTTAATCAGATACAGCAACACGGCTTCGCAATGGGTTAATACTTCTATTTTGGACGGTGGAAACTTTTAAAGGGGATTTAGTTATGGCTAATACAATCAGAATCAAAAGACGATCAGCAGGCGGTGGTACAGGCGGGCCTGCTTCGCTGGCAGCTTCAGAACTTGCAATCAATGAAACTTCGGGGTTCCGCATATTGTATTACGGTTTGGGCAACGATGGTTTTGGTACTGCTACCAGCGTTATCCCAATTGGTGGCCCAGATTTTAACCCCCCAGTTGATTTAACTGGGCCTATCACATCATCTAACAATGTGACCTCGATAACATCCCAGACTGGAACAGGCACAAAATTCGTGGTAGATAATACTCCTACGCTTATTACCCCAGTCTTAGGCGTGGCAACTGTTACTAGTGTAAATAAAGTAATCATCACGCAGCCTGCAACAAATTCAACATTAACCATTGCAGATGGGGCCACCTTAAGCTGTCCTTCCGCTGGTTCTGTAAGTGGCACTAATACCGGAGATGATGCAACAAATTCTCAATACAGCAATTTAATTACAAATTCCAACCACACAGGCGATGCCACAGGGGCCACAGCCCTAACCGTGGTCAGAATCAATGGCCAAAGTCTTGCATCGTTAGCGACAGGTATTTTATTCAACACTACAAGTACAGGGGTTCCAAGCATTGCGGTTGCGGGAACTGATTATGTAATACCTAGTGGAACCATCACAGGCAATGCAGCGAATGTAACTGGCATTGTTGCCATCGTTAATGGCGGTACTGGCGAAACCACACAGCAGGCTGCAATCAATGCGCTCACAGGCACACAAGGGGCAGGCAAGTTCTTGCGATCAGATGGTAATAACTCAACCCTATCAGCGATCACCGCTGCGGATCTTCCAAACCTAACTGGTGTGATTACTAGCAATAGTTCTGGTGTAACATCGATAACTTCGCAAACTGGAACAGGCACAAAGTTTGTGGTCGATGATAGTCCAGTTCTTATAACACCCGACATCGGGGTTGCAATTGGTACTTCACTTGTACTCAGTGGCGGGCTAACAGTTAATGGCACTACGACAACTTTAAATTCTACCACTTTGGATATCTCAGATAAGAACATTGTTTTAGGAAATGTGACAACACCCAGCGAGGCCACAGCAGATGGGGGCGGTATAACTTTAAGATCGGTTTCTGATAGATTATTTACCTATGTTGCCTCTACCACTTCGTGGACTTCAAGCGAAAACATTGACCTAGTTGCAGGCAAGGTAATTAAGTTCGCAGGCACAACCGTGCTAAGTGCAACAGTTTTAGATGGTGTTACGATTGACGGCGGGTCGTTTTAAACATGGCAAACAAAATCAAGCCAAAAAGATCATACACAACTTCTGTAGTTCCAACTGGTTTGGTTGGTAGTGAGCTTGCCATTAATTGTGCCGATAAAAAGGTTTACATGGCCTCGGCTGATGCTGCTAGTGTTATTTTAGTTTCTTCAATGGCAATATCGGATCACACAGGAACAACCGACAATCTAACGCAGGGTAGCACCAATAAATTCTATGCCGATTCATTGGCAAGGGCTGCAATTTCTTCAAGCGCAACAGGGTTAACTTACACCTCTGCTACTGGTGTTTTTTCTCTAACTTCCGGCTATTCAATCCCCACGACATCTTCGCAAACTAACTGGGATTCTGGTTACACTCAGAGGCTTCAATGGGATGGCGGGGCTACAAATTTAATTGCTGCTACTGGTAGGACTTCATTAGGGCTAGTTATTGGCACAAATGTTCAAGCGTGGGATGCCGACATAGATTCTATTGCAGCGATTGCAGGCACAACAGGAATCCTAAAAAAAACCGCTGCCAATACTTGGTCACTTGATACCTCAACCTACTTAACCGCAAATCAAACGGTTACTCTTTCGGGCGATGTGACTGGTTCTGGTTCTAATGCAATCACAACGACATTGGCAACGGTTTCGATTGCAAAGGGTGGCACAGGCCAAACAACGGCCAATGCAGGGCTAAACGCTTTACTGCCAACGCAAGCGAGCAATAGCGGGAAATACCTCACCAGCAATGGCACAAATACTTCATGGGGTGCGGTGGTTGGTGGCCCTTCTTTTACAGCAAGCGCAACAGCCCCTGCTTCGCCTGCCTCGGGCGATAGATGGTATGACACAAGCACAGGCTGCTATCTGATTTATTTCAGCGATGGCACTTCCTCGCAATGGGTTGAGACTTCCAACAGCGGTATGGTTTCCAACCCTACTGGAACGATCATTCCTTTTGCAGGGGCAAATGCACCTACGGGGTTCTTGCTATGCAATGGGGCGAGTGTTTCCAGTTCGGATTATTTAGCCCTTCATTCCGTGATCAGCAATACCTATGGTGGCAGCGCATACTCTGGGGCAGCAGCTTTAAATTTTACCTTGCCCGACTATAGGGGAAGGGTATTGATCGGGGCGGGAACAGGCTCTGGCCTTACTGCTAGGACTCTTGGCGGTTCAACTGGAACAGAAAACACAACCTTGGACTACACGCAAATACCAGCACACACACACCCTAATACCGTGAGTGGCGGGGGTACTTCAAGTGCAGGAAGTCACACGCATACGCTAAGTAAAGAAGTTTTAACATACCGTGGATCGGGTGGCGATAGATATGACCCTTATCCCGGATCAGTTTGGCAGGGGTCAGCAGGGGCGGGATTAACTTTAGCCACAGCACCCGATCACTACCACACCTTTACCCCAAGCATTACAAACAACAATAATACTGGCGGTGGCGGTACGCATAGCAATATGCAGCCCTCTATTGGGGTTAATTACCTAATTAAAACTTAACGAGACAATATGCCGATAGACTTTCCATCATCCCCGACAACCAATCAAACCTACAGTTATAACAATAAGCTTTGGGTGTTTAACGGTACAGCGTGGGTTGGTGGTACAGTTGTTTCTTTATTGCCAGCGGGATCGATGCAAATGTATGCAGGGGCTGTAACCCAAACAGTAAGTGCAGGGGTGGTAACAACTAATTGCCCTAGTGGTTGGCTACTTGCAAATGGGAATGCAGTTTCAAGAACTACTTACAGCGCATTGTTTTCAGCTATCGGAACCACCTATGGCACAGGCGATGGATCAACCACATTCAACTTGCCATCGATGGCTGGCAGGCTTCCGATGGGGTCTGGAACTGGTTTAGGATTAAACGCTTCTGGAACAGGCGTGACCTCTGGAACGGCTATGACTGCAAGGGCATTGGGTGCGTGGTTTGGTGAAGAAACACATTTGTTAACAGCAACAGAATTGGCAAGTCATACACACGCAAACACGGTTGGTTCATCTTCTGGCGGAAGCAATCAGATCACAGGGCCGATGAGTCAGAATGCAACACATTTTCACACCCTAGTTAATAAAGCAGCAGGGCCAGCGGGTGGGGTGTATAACATTGCTAACAAACTCGGCAATGACAATGATGTGCTGTCAACCAATACGGCAGACACATCCCACACCCACAACATTGGTATTAACAATGTGGCGAATACTCCAAGCGGTAGCCGACATGATACGATACCACCAGTTTTAGTAATGAATTTCATCATCAAAACCTAGGAGATAAAATGGAAATTTTAATCAGCGAACAGACCAGAAGCAATGAAAATGGATCACCAAGCACAGGCTATTCCATCACCTTCGTTAATCGCAATAAAAAAAAGACAATGAATGAGCAAGACTTTTTCGCAGATGGCAGCGAGATTGAAATCAAGGTTCAGCAGCTTAAGCGGTTATTAAAACTATACTTCGATGCACAGGTATAACGATGCAGCCAATTCAACCAGCAAGCCCGGGTCAACCGTTAAGAGCGAGCGACCTTAATGCTCAGTCAAACGAGCTACGCAGGCAGGGAAATACTTTCTTTGAGGGCGGCACATTGTCGCACGAGGCTGGCGGGGTTCACCTATCGGCAGATGCACCGAATGGGTTCTTTGCAATGATTACCGGGCGTGATGGATACAACTACGGATTCAAAGAAGTACAAAAATCAGTACCGCAACGGGGCTGGAATGAAAACAATATAAATGTTGAAGCAAGAACACTTCGGAAAAGTAGCGGAACCGGAGATTATGCCGTTGAAGTAAACGGTAGTTTGGTTGTTCCAAGTGGGTCAATAGTTCAGCTTATCTTTTTAACTTCCTACAACGACATAGAAAATAACCAGCACAACATTTACGGCTTTAATTGTTTTAGTTATGGAGGGGATACGGTTGCCCAAGAAGTTGTCACCAACATATCAGCAAGCCCCGCTGGAATCATTCAAACCAAGCATAAGTTTTCTAGTTATGGGGCCGACTACACATTCAGCCCAACGGTTATGGCCAGCACCGATGTAATACCAAAAAGCCTTGCAGGGCAAAAAAACAAAGTTCTTTGCGTGAACAATTCGGAAACCGGCTTTGAGTTTGGGGCCAGTGTGGTTGAAAATTCCGGCACGGGCGTTTTTATTGCTGCGGCCGCTACGCTGCAAACTGCAATCAACAGTTTAACAACGGCGTTGAATACTACTAACGCAAGGGTACTAGCCCTAGAAACAAAAGTTACCGTCCTTGAAGAAAAGGTGACCGCCACGGAAGCAAAGGTAACGATATTAGAGGGAAGGGTAACAACCTTAGAGGCTAGACCGTGAACAATTCAACAAGCTATAGTGAATATAAGCCGTCTACTGAAACGCAAGAATACAATGTTTTTTCTGACGAGTTTTTGCCAGATACAAACGAGTTTGTAAACGGAAGGGCAAGAATCAAGAACCCAGAACGGCACACATTTCTTTACGAAATAAGGTCACTTTCGTTCCCTGCAAATCCGGTCAATTATCAAAGCTATGTTTTTGGGGCTACCCCTCAACAATGGATATATTACAACGGAACTTGGATTCCGGTTACGATGAACTTTGCTTTACCTGCACCAAAGACAATTTCTCAAGTTTGGTTAGACGGATACCCCGGATATAATTATAACCCAACAAATTACACCGGCGAAAACTTTTATATAGATGGTTTTGGTACTAGTTATTGGGGATATGGATTTGTCTCAAACGGGGTTGTAAATTTAAGTTATTCAAACATCTCTGGAAATGCTTGGCATCCTTATTCGCCACAATACACTTACACCGCAGGGCCATTAAGAACGGGGGTTACTTACTTTGGATACGGTAACATATTAGAATTAAAAGAAGTAGTAATTAAAACGCCTCGTATTGATTATGAAAGTCTAGTGACTGTTTATGATCAAAGAAACTTAGAATACAAAAAACTTCCGATTGAAGATTACGACAACTACAATTTATTAGGCACGGTAACCAATTCTGCTTTTAATGTTTCAGAACAATCCCTTGACTTTCCCGACTCTATTGGAAACCAACTTAAAGAAGGCGAGTTTGTCTATTTAGTTCCCAAATTCTTTTACATTGAAAACAATGAAAACAAACCATTGACAATTAGCCCGGTAATCACGGCTATTCCTAACACCGTTTTTTCTTTAATGAACAACGTACGGCTTGGAGTAACAGAATATTGGAAAGATGGCAAAAACACTATGAATATAAGGGTTCCAGCCTCTTTCGTTGGAACTACTTCCGTAGGTAGTTATATAGGCACTCAGCCATTTCGTGGAGTAAACTTTAAGAAAACTAATACCGGTAAGTACGTAGCAAGAAAAACAATTGAAAAAATTGAATGGAGCAGATACCGAAGTTATTATTCAACAACTGCGGGAACTTATTATGGGCAGTATTCATACAAACAAAACTTGTTTGATAACCCGATAGAGTCTAATACCACTTGGTTGACCTCTAGCGGTTCCGGCATGGAATTTAACGTATACAAAATAAAAGTTGATAGTAGGTGGAAGACTGGCGACGAAGTAAATTTGGTTTCAGCACGTGCCCCCGCTGAAAGATACTGGGCCGATTATTGGGGCGGTTCAAATGATTACAATTATTTTAGTTGGTTAGATTCTAGGTATGTCAATTTAGATACCAACGAAATAACGGTTCAAAACGAAGGGTATATTGAGGACTTTAAAACAGGGGTTGAAGTTGAAACCGTAGGTGCTTGCAATGTTATTCAAGGGGGAACCTTTTGCGTAGTCCATCAAATATTTAAAACGAATCAAGTCTTGACCCCAACGGTAAACACAAACCTTTACACCTGTAATTTGTCATTAGATTATGGAACTAGTTTTTTGCTAACTGGGCAAGCCATTCCAGCACAAAACGGATTTTATTACGTTGTTCAAACGCAATGGTATGGGGCAACATTTACGGGCATAAAAATAGAAAGAGTAATTCCACAAATTGATAGGTCAACTTCTAGCTATTATTCAGCAAGCGGATATGCTTGGTATTTTGGAAACAATACCGTTCAAGCGTCAGCACCAAATACAGCGGGTCACGTTGATAACAATATTGAGGCTTGGAGGCGTGATTTATACATATGCGTAATAAAGGATTATTCAGAAGGTCATAACGGCGAACTAACTGTTTACAAACAAATGCAACCTTGGAACGGTTACGAAGGACTTCCCGGTATTGAACAAACAATTACCACTAAACAAAGAAAACGGCTTCAATCTTTTTACGGTAATTATCAAGACGGGTTATATAACAACGCTGCATTTAGATATGAAAACGACTATCTTTTATCAGTAAACAACGCTTGGTATGCTGGTTCCCGTTATTTCGCTTCCACGTTTACAGAACTTCCCGACGGTCTTGAAGATGGCGGGAGATATTTCTTAATCAAAAACGGGAACAAAATAAAACTGGCGGCAAGTTATGAAGATGCAATTGCAGGTAATCCCGTTACTTTTCAAAGTGTTGGCAAAGGGGCAATATTAATTTATCGGGCAAAGTCTAACAACACTAAAACAATAAGCACGTTAAAAACAGTTAACGGGCAAGAAGTCGAAACGGTTCTGCCCCCTTCGCAGTCATGTTTTTTAATTAAAAAAGATAGCGGGCGGTTCCAATTAGCAGAAACAAAAGCCAAGGCATTATCGGGGGAAGCGTTACGTTTAAAAGTTGAACCGAATACTTTTTTAAAGTTAGAAAAAACGGTTACCGATATTCAAACCGGAAAGTACATTTGGAACCCACAAGAGACAACAGCCCTTGAACCATTAAACCAAAAAACCAATCAAGTCTTTTATAATATTCCTTTTAACGGCGTTGCCTCTACAGACTACACTTTAATGTTTCCTTCAACTAAATCTTCGGTTGAATTTGTTCAAGGTTACAAGATGCGTCTTAACCTTAATATGCCAGCTTACGACCCTGCAAAGGCTGTTGACACTCCTGTTTCGCCTACTTACCGTCAATACAATACCGGTAGCTTCTTACCCGGTGTCACTTTTATAGATACCCAAAGTTTTACTTCTACGGGCGGCAAATCTCCGACATATACTTTGTCAATGTATCCTAACACATTGCCGGAACCGCCGTTAAACTCTGTGACTATTGACGGAATAAAACTGGAAATGGTTCTTGATAAAGCGGCTCATTGGACTCCGCTGGCCCCAACTACTTATTACCCTTATGAAAACTATAAAGATTACTGGTATTCATCTACTTACGTGCCATCAACCTACAAAATACCTTATGCAACTACTAAAGCGGTTTACGATAACATCATGTCAAAAACCTTGGCTTATTTAGGAACAATTGATTTTTACCTTGACAGAAACACTACGGAAGAACAAATAAGATACACCATTTTTGCAAATGGAACCGGTAACAACAGTCCTCTTGCTTTTGCTGGAAGGTTTACAAGTTTTAAGAATTATTTGTATGAAACTAGTGGCCCGGTAAGTTATGACGGTCAAAGCACTATGAGGGGGGCTGCTTGTTATGAATTGTTTTTTGGTGGTGTAACCACTAGGTCATCTTTTAAATCTCTTACACATTACGGCGTAACCCAAGTAAACACAACCTTAGTTGGTGAAACGGTTATTCCAAACAGTAACCCGGTTCAATATTCAAGGTATCAACAAAATGTTGTTCAAGGCGAAACAACCTTTACCGATTCCGAAGACATTGTTTCTTACAACTTAAGAATTGCGGCAATGTATGCGATAAATAAACAAACCGGAGAAGAATATATAAGTTTAATTTCTCAGCCAATAACAGGGCAAGACGGAGTTTTTTGGAGCCCTATTTATTTGCTTAAAGAAGAACAAAGAACTTACAAAAAAACGGGAAGTGCTTTTGTTGCGGTTACTTCTGAAACGGGAATTTTGCCTAGTCAAATAACCCTTGGCGACCCTTATACTTTAATTGATGAGTCTAAATCTTTTAAGTTAGACTTTTCCGATCAAGTCACCCATACATGGCGCAAGAGAACTATGGTTGCAGACCCGGTTCCAGACTCAAACAATGTTGGCGGGGAAAAGTACAACAGGCTAAGCCAATTGACTAGCCAAGATTATCAACAAACCCCTAGCAGCTTTTCCGGCCCGGTTGTTTGTTCTTATAAACCACAAAAAAAAATATGGTCAAGCAGTTCTTTATCTTCAAACGGAATACCTTTTAAAATTGAAATTGTTCCACAAATAAGAATTTCCTCAAACATCTACAACTCTTATTATTATTACAGCTACACCTATTACCCGGTTTTAATTTCTACCACCCAAGCAAGTATTAAAATTTACGCTTCTCCAAATGAATACAAAGAATTTGCTTGTCTAGGTAATACAAAAATTGATACATACTTTCCACAAGACGGAACTTACACTTGGCAAAAACCAATTGCTAACCCAAACCCGCCTTACAATACAATCGAATATGAACCAACCGTTTCACAATACAGCATTAACTTTTATCAGCGTACTTTGGGATTAGTTTTAACCCCACCGGCTTCAATTACCGACCCGGCGGGGGAATCAATTGGCCCGGCTTCGTCCGATTCATCTTACTTTTACTCGGGGTTTTACCTTAACGCTAACGCTTACAACTCATCGATAAAAAACAACGGATACGAGCTTGTAATATCAGAAGACACAAAAGGCGGTTCGGTGTTAGTTAAAGATGACGTTTTTAATATCCCTTGGGGCGGGCTGCAATCATTAAGTGTTAACAACTGGGTTGAGTATTGGAGCGTGGACGGCACTCAAAGGCTGACCTTAGATTTAAACGCCGGGTATGTATTTAAAACTAAGCCAACAATTAGCATTAATACGGTCAATGGTACGGGCGGGGAAGTCGAGTTTTATTTTACTGAAGGAAATCAAGATATTGGCCTATACAACCCGGTTACCGGCTTTAGGCTTTATTTAACTAGTAGCATAATAAAAAAAGCTGGCAAATATTATTTTTGCGCTTCTTCTGGTACAAAACAAAACAGCACCGATTCTGATTACATCAAGATAATTGGAACTGCGTACAGAAAAAATTATTCTTCATATTACGGGGTTTTAGAAGAAGTTTTATGTCAAATAAGAATTGGTTTTACCGCATCCATTTATTTTGGGTTTCCTACAAACAGGAGCCCCACCGAATTGGAATATACAAATTTCCGAACAACTTTAATTAGTAACAATATCAACAATTATTGGGCAAACTTTTCCGCCCCAACTGCCTACCCGTTTCTAGCAAAAGGCGTAGACAATTTCACGTTTATGACCGGTTGTTCCGCACCAATTGCGATATCGCATTTGACTAAGGTTTCAATTCAATAATCCGCCCTCGTTTGCTTTACCCCCCGCCTTTTTGTTACCCTCTTCCGATGGAAACAAGCTTTTTTTCTATCGTCGAAAAACTGGGCATCCCGATGGGGATTTTACTTGTTTTCAGCTACGGCTTTTGGCAGTCGGTGATTTGGTTCGGCAATCGTGTGGTGGTTCCACTTCAAGAGGGGCATATGAAATTCCTCGGAAATCTCGAGGAAACACTTAAAACACTAGCTAACGGTCAAGAGCAACTGGCCCGAGAGCTTGGCACATTAACGGCATTATTGAGCAAGGAACTATCAAGGGAAAGCCGTACGGATATACCGAGTTCAAAGCGCAAGGAGTAACGCAATGATCCATCTTTTTTTGGCCCTAGTTTTGGGGCAAGCCCCAGCTATCAACATACCCAAGGATTTAACGGTTAAGCCGGGAAGGCTTCTCAAGATCGAAGCAACCAGCGCAGGCAAGGTAATTCGCTGGGCCAACACTTCGGAGGATGCGGATTTAATTGTTTCGGAATCTGGTAGGTGGGCAATCTTCAGTTCAACCGTTCCCGGCAATTACAAAATATTTGCATGGACAGCCGCCGCCGATGTACCCTCAGAGGCCTCAATCTGCGCTATTCAAGTGGGCGATTCCAACCCGCAACCAAACCCACCTGCACCCGATGACGCTCTCAGAAATGCAATCAAGGCCATCTACGGGGCAGACGGTTCAGCGGGCAAAAAGGCTTTCAAAGATTCATTGCAGGCATTGTGGGCGGAGATGGCAAAGAAGTCCTCTGATATAGATATTCGTTCCGTGGGCGAGCTTTTTTCCATTGCCAAGCAAAGTTCAGCAAAAATTTTACCGCCCGGGGCATTACTACCGATTCGTGAAAAAATAGCGGCCGACATCGATGCCAACCTACCTACCGACCCACAGGCAGAATTAACGGTTGAAGTGCGAACTAAGGCGGCTATGCTTTTTAACCGTTATGCAGAAATCTTGGGGGGGCTAAACTAATGGAACGCCATTTTGGATGGGTTCAAAACCCGGTGGAAGTTCAAGCGGTCATGGGCAGGCTAGCAAGGCCTTTGTTCTTTGCAAGCGCAGCGGGCAGCTATGCAGGCGCAATCAGCGAGCAAGCCTACCTTTGGAAAGCAGCCGAACAAGTATTGGGGCATTTGTTGCCCGGGCGCAATCAAGGGTCGGTTGGAAGTTGCGTGAGCTTCGGCACGGCCAGCGCAATTGAACACACCATGCTTACGGAAGTCATGGCAGGGCAGCCCGAAGAGTTCAGAGAGCTTTGCCAAGAAGAAATTTATGGCGGTTCAAGGGTTGAGATAGGTCGCAACCAAATATCGGGCGATGGCAGCGTAGGGGCTTGGGCGGCCGAGTTTGTCACCAAGTACGGTGTATTGGCCCGTGGCATTTACGACTCGCTCGACCTTACCAAATACTCAGAACCACGGTGCAAGGATTGGGGCCGTAATGGGGTTCCCGACCTGCTTGAACCAGAGTGCAGAAAACACCCAGTCAAAACAGCAAGCCTAGTCCGTGACTGGGATGAGGCTAAGAAGGCTTTGTCAAGCGGCTTTGGTATTGCGGTTTGCTCCGATAGGGGCTTCACCATGACCCGTGACCAAGACGGATTCGCAAAGCCATCTGGGGAGTGGGGTCACTGTATGGCCTTGCTTGGTTACCAGACTGGCAAGCGTGAAGGCGGGTTTTTACTCAACTCATGGGGCGACGATGCACACACCGGGCCTAGTGGGGCGGGCGACCCCCCAACGGCGGGCTTCTGGGCCGATGCGGATGTAGTAAACAATATGCTTCGCCAAGGCGATTCATGGGCATTTTCGGCCGTTGATGGATATCCACTTCGGAGAATCCACTGGCTGATTTAAGGGGGTGTTTGATGTTAGTACCGTACCCGGGAGAGTTCCCGACTTATGCGCTTAGTGTGGTCATGGACAAGCTGCGAGGCAAGCCCGTGAATACCTCAACCGCAATTCATGCGTCTTGGGTTGTCAGTGGTTATGCTCTTGGCAATATCGTACCGGACAGCCCGCAGATCGTGGGCATTGTTGCAGGCGACGAGGCCGAGGCACAACTGATTGAAGACCTAATGAAAAACAGCCAAAACCAAACCGCTATTAGGGGCTTTATTCCTTATGCGTTGTTGGCGGAAATTGTGAGTCGTTTGCTTTTGAAACTTTTACTTGAAGGGAAGAAATAATGATTACTTTCATTTTGTTTTTTGCGCTCCACGCCGATTGCAAGGAGTGCCAAACAGCGGCTAAGGTAAGGGCGGTTGTAACCGTTGAAACTGAAGCCAGCATGAAACGCCGAGGAGTCAGAACGGTTTCCGGTAGCGGGATTACTCCCCCCGTGAAAGTCACCGTGGGCAATAGATCGCACCATTTATTTGGGCATCGTTCCCGTGGTTCCTCGGCTACTTGCTCTGGTGGTTCATGTCGATAGACCCTTTAACCGTTTGGGGGGTTATGCCCCCCAATATTGTTGAGGGCAAGCGCAGCGGGGGGTGGGCGACTCTCCGCAAGCGTTTTCTTGAAAGCAACCCGGCTTGCATTGCCTGCGGGCGTACTGAGTCGCTTGAAGTGCATCACATTTGCCCGGTACATCTCGACCCTTCCAAAGAGCTTGACCCAGAAAATCTTTGCACATTTTGCGACCGTTGCCACCTAGTCGTAGGCCATTTAAATTCTTGGTTTAAGGTCAACCGCAGGGCAACGCTTGATGCGGCAACCCTTCTATCACGACACGACAGCTAGGCCGTTAGTTCACGGAAACGGCTTTCCCTTAACTAAGCGGGTTCCTTAGTCCAAGTTGCTGAACTACTAAACGCAATTAAATTAGTATTACCGGTTAACCCCCCCTAGCCAAAAATACCGCATGGTGAACGCCTACTTTTCTAGCGTTCTGCTGGATGATCCCGAAGCCAATTTCGTGATGATATTTTGTACACGCCGGTAGTACTACCGGATTTTAGCCCTATTTAACCCGCCTTGTTTTTTTTGGGCGGCTATCGTAGAAACGCTTTAATCATAGGGGTTTCAGCCCGCATGGATGCGGATTGCCTTTATGTTTTCCAGCGTGGTTCGGCGGTTTCCTAAATCGAGGGTCATAGGTTCAATTCCTATCGGGCGCACTTCAATTTTCCCCCGTTTTTTGCATATTTCACTTAGATTATTTAGGTTTTGGCACTTTACCGCTTGTTCGGTTAGGTTGGGTTAAAATCGGTCTAGAACATCAAGTTTGGCTAAAATGTAGCAAGAATGTAGCAAGCTTTTTCCATGCCCAATCAAAAGATTTGATAAACTGGAGTGTTCGCTTCCATGTGTAAATTGATTTTACATCGAGGTAGAAATGCGTACACCTAGCACTAAGGCTTCCTTCCCAGATCAAACTCTAAGTGCCGTAGAGCATTTATCGCATGCTCCATACCCAAGGCCCGCTGCTTGGTATTGGCAGCTTGGCGGTCTATTGGAACCTCGATTTAAACAGTTAGGGTATGGTGGCCAGAAAGCTGAAACTCTAGCAGCGAAGTTCCCAGGACTTACTATATGTGCCATTCGGAAAGCTGTGCGCTTACGGCGTTACTATGGCGACCATAAGTGTGCTTTTGTTTTGTCGATTGGAATATGCAAAGCTCTATAGCTTGTTAGGCCAGCGAAGCCGATGTTATGTTTTATTCATCCAGAGACTTACAAACTGTTCTGGAGGCAGGGAATTGGCAGGGGGCCTTGTTAAGTTGCTCCACTTTTGCTGGATCTATATTTCTTTTAGCTGGCCGGTGTTGATTGGTTCATGATTCGCTCCAATTGGAGTTGGTTCGGTAGGCTTGTTCTGGATGCGTCGGCTGATCGGGGTAGCGAAGCTGAAGTTCGCCATTAGCAACCATTTGCGCCAAGAAGTGCTTTTGCAACTTGTCCTCGCGTCGATCAAGCAATTCCCCTAGTTGTTCCGCCGTCAACGGTTCATTTTGATACAACCGTTGAATCAGCCGTTTTGTGAGTTCTGGAACCAGTTTCTTTTTCTCTCTCGCAGGCCGAGCAATTTCTAACAACATTGGATTAGATACGGGGGAAGCTCCTGCATCAAAGGGGGGAAGCTCCTGCTGTAAGGGGAGGAGTTCCTGCTGTAAGGGGAGGAGTTCCTGCTGTAAGGGGGGAAGCTCCTGCATCAAAGGGGGGAAGCTCCTGCTGTAAGGGGAGGAGTTCCTGCTGTAAGGGGAGGAGTTCCTGCTGTAAGGGGAGGAGTTCCTGCTGTAAAGGGGGAAGCTCCTGCTGTAAGGGGAGGAGTTCCTGCAGCAAGGCGGACCTAAAAAAGAGGTGAACCTACAGCAGCCAAAAGAGAAGTGCCTTTCTCTGATATTGCTAACGCAGTTGCCGTTAATACCATGTACATAATTCCGAATGGGATGAAGGTTTATACAACGGCAGGTGTAGTTTACCAGTTTGTTGTGTGGGGCAGGCAGAGGCTTGTGGGCTTAATCAATGATCAGGTGGGTTGAAGAGGGGCCTTATTTTTGGGCATATAGTATTTTGTCGGCTTTGCAAAAAAAACTAACTCATTCTGTTAAACCATTTTTTAGTTTGAGTACTTGGCTTTCACTT